ATCTTACAATCCAACAAGTTCTTGATATGCCAGTTAGCCATTATAATCTTTGGTTAGCATACTTGAAAAAAGAACAAGAACAGTATAAAACAAAACAATCGTTATCAGAAGCAAGGAAATTTAAGTAATGGCAAATCAAAAATTATTAATTGATATAATCGCAAATGATAAATCTAAACAAGCCTTAAATGGTGTTCAAAAAGGTTTATCAAGATTAAAAAATTCTGTCTTTAATCTTAGAAATGCTTTTTTAGGTTTAGGTGCTGGATTAGTAGTTAGAAATTTAGTTAATACAGGAAAAGAATTAGAAAATTTAAGAGTAAGATTAAAGTTCTTACTTAAAGATACAAACGAGGGTGCAAAGGCATTTGATAATATGACCAAGTTTGCATCTAAAGTTCCATTCTCATTAGAACAGATTCAATCAGGTGCTGGTATTCTTGCAACAGTAACAGATAATGCTGATGACTTACAAGAAATGTTAGAGATAACAGGTAATGTTGCAGCAGTTACAGGATTAGATTTTAGAACAGCTTCAGAACAAATACAAAGATCATTTAGTGCTGGTATAGGTGCAGCAGATTTATTTAGAGAAAAAGGTGTTAGAAATATGCTTGGATTCCAAGCTGGTGCAACTGTATCTATCGAAGAAACAGTAAAAGCATTTGAAAAAATATTTGGTAAAGGTGGAAGATTTGGAAGTGCAACTGATGAATTAGCAAATACATTTGAAGGTACTTTATCAATGATTGGAGATAAAATATTTAACTTTAAAAAAGTATTATTAGAAGCTGGATTCTTTGAAGAACTTAAAAATCAATTTGGAGATTTAGATAAATTCTTGGAAAATAATTCTCAAAAGATAGATGAAGTAGCAACAGCAGTTGGTAAAAATTTAGCTAATGCAGTTGTGGGTGCAGTAAAACTAGGGAAAGATTTAGTTCCATTTTTATCAAAAGTTAAAGATCAGTTAATAGGACTTAAAGAAACATTTGATACTTTACCAGCAGTAATGAAACAAGCTGGTATTATAGGTGCTTTGATGCTTGGTAAAAAAGGAATATTAGGTTTAGGCTTAATATTAAAAGCAATAGAAAAAGCAGATGAATTTGGAGAAAAATATGGAAACAAACCTTTAATATTTCCTGAAATAAAACCATTTGAAAGTGAATTATCAATACCAATAGAACAAGAAGCAATTAAAAAGATAAATGAAGAATTAGAATATACTAATATAATGATGAGAGAATTTGAACATGAAATGTCTGTTAGTGTTCCTTCAGCTACACAAAAAGCATTAGAAAAATTTAAAGAATTAAATTCAGGTGCATTAGAAAAACTTAAAGATAAAACAGGAAACATTAGAGATATTATTATAGATACAGTTGATAGTGGTATTACAAATATGTCGAGAGGTTTAGCAGTAGCTTTTGCAACAGGAAATAAATTAACTGATGTATTTAAAAACATGGCTCAAACTTTAGCAATAAATGTATTAAGTGCTTTAATAGAAATAGTTGCAAGAAAAGGTGTTGAACTTGCTATTGAAAAACTAATTACTAAAGAAAAACAAAAACAGATGGCTTATTCAATGGGTGGTGGTGCAGATATAGGTGGTTCTTTATTTGGTATGGCTAAATCATTTTTAGGCTTTGCAAAAGGTGGTGCAGTATCTAAAGGACAACCAATCGTAGTTGGAGAACAAGGTGCTGAATTATTTATACCTAACTCATCAGGACAAATTACACAAAATGCTAGAGGAACAGGTGGTGGTGCAACAACAGTTAATTTTAATATCAATACAGTAGATGCTTCTGGCTTTGAAGATTTATTAGTTAGATCAAGAGGAACTATTACACAATTAATTAATAGTGCTGTAAATGAAAGAGGGAGTAAAAACTTAATCTAATGTCTGGTGCTTTTCCAATATCAACTGCTAAGTTTGGAACTTTAGGAATAAAGTCAATTCAAAATACTATTATCTCAAAAACTGTTTCAGGTAAGAAACTTGCAAGACAAATAGACAATCAAAGATGGGCATTTTCAGTTCAAATTATTACAGCTAAAAGATCAGATGTTTATGGAGAGTTAATGGCATTTATAATTAAACAAAGATCAGGCAAAGAAAACTTTACAATTATCCCACCAGAAGTAGAAGATGCTAGAGGCACAGCTAGTGGTACTCCACATGGTACAGCAAGTGCTGGAGATACTTCAATTACATTAGGTGGTACAGGTACAGGCACATTAAAAGCTGGAGATATGATTAAATTTGCTAATCATTCTAAAGTATATATGGTTGTTGCAGATCAATCAGATATTTCAACAGGAACTTTAACAATAGAGCCACCTTTAACAACAGCAGTTTCTTCTTCAGATATTCAATACGATAATGTTCCATTCACAGTACACTTAACAAATGATGTTCAAGAATTTGGTGTATCTGGTGCAGATAAAGATGGTAATTTATATTATGAGTATCAATTTGATGTTGAAGAATCACTTTAATAAATGAAAAAGTATAAAATAACTCATAGGATAACTGCCGACTTTATTGCTGAAATTATAGTAAATGAAGATGAAATAGATATTAGAACTAATGATCTTAAAGAATACAAGAAACCTAATAGTAAATTTGAATATACTATGTTAAAAGGAACAGAAAGTATAACTCAAACAACTTACGAAGAATATGACGAGAAGCCTAACAACAGCGATAAAGAACGAACTAGCAACAAATGATATTAGACCAATCCATCTTATCACTATTGGGTTCTCTACTCCTATTAACATTACTGATTGTTCTTTTCCACTAACATCATCTATATCAGGCTCATCAGTAACTTATAATGCTTCAGATCATTTATTAGGTATATCTGACTTTTCCGAACAAACAGATGTAAGTAAATCTAGTATTACTTTAACTTTATCTGGTGCAGATCAAACTTATATATCAACAGTATTAAATGAAAATGTTATTAATAATACTGTAACTATTTTTAGAGGTTTATTAGATGATGATAATACAATATTTAATGACCCTTTTTTACTTTACAAAGGAAGTATAGAAAACTTTGAAATACAAGAACAAACAAAATCAAGCACACTATCATTATCTATTGTATCTCATTGGGCAGATTTTAATAAGAAGAATGGTCGTAAAACAAATAACACTTCACAACAAAGATTCTTTAGTACAGATGTTGGAATGGATTTTAGTTCTCAAACAGTACAAGATATTAAATGGGGTAGATCATAATGCAAGACATTATCTCTCTTTATAGAAATTATAACAGATACAATGATTGTTCAGATAATGATTTGATTAACCATCTTATGCCAAGCATATCTTTAAATCAGTTTAAGAAACACTATGATAATAATAAATTAATAGGATTTACTAATTGGGGTTTATTATCTGATGAAGCACATAATCAATTTAAACAAACAGGATTAATAGATAGTAAGGATTGGAAATCAGGAAATAATCTTTGGCATATAGAAACAATATGTAAATATAATCTTAAAAATATTATTAAGTGGACTAAGTCATTTTTAACTAAACAATTTGGAATAGGTAAAGAGATTAATTGGATAAGAATTAAAGATAATAAAATTGTTAGAATTGTAACAAGAACAACTAAAGAGGCTTGGTTATAATGGGTGGATTTGTAGGTAAAGTTGTAGGTACTGTCGCTAAAGCATCAAAATTCTTTGGAAACATGAATCCTTTAGTGTCTTTAGGTATAACTTTATTTATATCATGGGCATTAAGACCTAAAGTTCCTGACATTCCTGATTTTGGAACTAATCAATTTGATGATTTTGAAAGAGGTATCTTACTTAACAAACAATCTAATGACTCAAACATTCCTGTTATTTATGGAGAAAGACTTACAGGTGGAACTAGAGTATTCATGGAAACTTCTGGAACAGATAACACCTATTTATATATGTCTATCGTTATGGCAGAGGGAGAAATAAACGATATAGAGGAAATATTAGTAGATGATAAAGTAGTTACTTGGGCAAGTGCCTTATCAGATGGAACAGAAGTAGAAGTAAATAGTTCAGATTCTAATTTTTACAAAGACTCAACAAGTTTAATTAGAGTACAACCTTTTTATGGAACAGATGGTCAATCAGCATCTAGTTTATTATCAACATTAACTAATTGGGGAACTAATCATAAGCTATCTGGTCTTTGTTATCTTGCAATCAGATTTAAATGGAATCAAGACGCATTTACAGGAGTTCCAAAAGTACAAGCTAAAATACAAGGTAAAAAAGTTAAAACATATAATGCAAGTCTAGTTGAACAGACAGCAAGTTATTCTACAAACCCATCATGGTGTTTATTAGATTACCTAACAAACGCAAGATATGGAAAAGGATTAGTAATTAGTGAAATAGATTTACAATCTTTTTATGATGCTTCTTTAATTTGTGAAACACAAGTAACTCCATATTCAGGTGGTAGTGATATAAATATATTTGATATTAATACTGCAATAGATACATCAAGAAGTATTTTAGATAATGTTAGAGAGTTCTTAAAAGGTTGCAGAGGTTATTTGCCATACAATGCTGGTAAGTATAATTTAATTATAGAAACAACAGGCACAGCTTCTATTACATTAACAGAAGATAATATTATAGGTGGTTATTCATTATCTACTCCAACAAAAAATGACAGATATAATAGAGTTATAGTTGGCTTTGTAAATCCTGATCGTAATTATCAAGTAGATGAAGTTCAATTTCCACCAATAGATGATTCAGGATTACCAAGTGCAGATCAACATGAAACAATGAAAACTGCTGATGGTGGATTTTTGCTAGAAGGTAGATTTGATTTCACAACAATAACTTCACAATACCAAGCTGAAGAAATGGCAGAGGTTATACTTAGAAGAAGTAGAGAAGCATTATCTTTAGGTATCAATGTTGATTTTAATGGATATGATTTAGCTATTGGAGAAATCGTAAATATCACTCACAGTTCATTAGGATTTTCTGCTAAACCTTTTAGAGTTATTGGAATTACTTTTAATCAAGATTTAACTGTAGGCTTATCATTGGTCGAATACCAAGCTAGTCATTATACTTGGGCTACTAAAGTACAAGCAACCACAGTACCATCAACTAATTTACCTAATCCATTTAATGTTCAACCACCAGCAAGTGTTACATTAGATGATGAATTAATTGAATACAATGATGGTACAGTTATCGTTGCTTTAAATGTAACAGTTGGTGCTTCTCCTGATAGCTTTGTTGATTACTACCAAGTAGAATATAAATTAAGTTCAGATTCAAATTATATTATTTACGCACAAGGGTCAGGATTAAATCACAGAGTCTTAAACGTAATTGACCAACAAACTTATGATGTAAGAGTTAAGGCAGT